TTTGTGGGAACAGGTCAAGTGGGACACCGACGCGAAAGTGGCCGGCAAGTGGAACATGGCCCGAGTCGAAGAATCCGCGCGCTACATTTGCCAGCGGTGCGGAGGCGAGTGGAACGACGGCCAGAAGATCGAAGCCCTCCAAGACGGCAAGTGGCAGGCCACAAACCCCAGCGCCCAGCGCGGCTTCCGCAGCTTCCACCTGAACTCCCTCTACGCGCCGTGGCGCTCCTGCACCTTCGGCGCGCTCGCCGTGAAATTCCTACGCGACAAGGACACGCTCAACGGCCTCCAAGATTTCACTAACAGCACGATGGCCATGCCGTGGGAACAGGTCGAGACCAGCATCGGCGACGCCAACATTCTCAGCCTACGCGGCGACTACACACGCGGCACCTGCCCGATCGAGCCAGCGCACATCGTCACTTGCGCCGACATCGGCCAGGATAAACAGCACTGGACCACGGTCGCCTTCGACGCCAACGGCCAGAGTTTCGTCCTCGACTACGGAACCACGCTCACCATCGAAGACCTCCTCGCCGACTCGCCCCGCCGCATCTACCGCACGCCCAGCGGGCAGGAAGTCCGCCCCGAGTGCGGCCTCATGGATTCCGGCTTCGCCACCTTCCGCGTTTATACCGCCTGCCAAGTCAGCGCCGGATTCTGGCACGCCGCCAAAGGCTCCGGCGCCACCTTCGGCAGCCGCATCGGGCGCACCGTCATCGACGACTTCCCCGGCGTCGTGCTCTACACCTTCGTGGACCACGCCATCAAAACAGAACTCTTCATCGACCGCATCCGCAACGGCAAGCCCCCGCTCGCCATCCCGCGCGACACCACCGAGGACTTCCTTCGCGGCATGAGCGGACAGCGCCTCGTCCCCCGCAAGACCGCCACCGGGCAAGAGTTCGTGTGGAAATCCGTCGCGCAAGATCACTACATGGACGCCGTGAAACTCTGCCATGTCGCCTGGCACATCTTGAAAAACTGATCATCTCGGTGCGCTCACCGAAATGACCCCCGCCCGCCGAGCTAGGTTTTAAGCGGCTCCGCAAGCCTTCAAAAATATTTTCATTTTCTTGAAAAAAAGTTGTTGACGAGAAATCAAGATGGCTTAGAGTGTCCACAGATCGAAGCCACCACGGCAGAGACAAAAACCAAAAACCAAAAACCAAACGAAAAATGAAAATGATCAACGCCATCAAAAAACTGAACAAAGCCGGATTTCAAATAAGCGAAAAAAACGACATTTTTTATGCAAAAAAAGAAGGGTGCGAAAACATCATTGAGTTCTTTCGTAGCGGGACTTCTGAAATTGTAGCGAGCATCAGATGCCTACATGAAAATGCTCAAGACGACACCATGAGCGATTACTGGGCAGGTTCTTGGTGTGAAAATATCACACAAGCCATCAAAAGCGCCACGAACTAACCCCACTAGGCGCGGGTTCGATCCCCGCGCTACCAACCAACGACAAAAATGAAAACCAACGACCGAAGCCTCTACAATTCGCTGGCCTGCCTTGTGATCCTCGGCAAAGAACTGAAAAGCACGCTTGAAGACTTAGCCCTTGCCCTCCAAAAATCCGAACAAATCCTCATCGCCCACAACCTCAAAACCTCCACCCGCTTAAAAAAATGAAAATCCAAGAAATCAACAACCTCATCGACAAAATCAACAGCCTCAAAACACCCGAGGAAATTGCAGAAATCTCCTGCGTCGCAAACAATGAAGACGGAAGCATCCACGCCGACACAACCTTGCAAGACGCCATCGACGACGGAACGCTTTGGATATCGCTCGACATTTACGCCTACCGAACCTTTTCGGCAGCCGACGAACACAAGCGAGGCAACGCCCGTGACAACATCATTTCGCAAATCGAAAATTTGCCAGGCGTCGCCGAAGTCGTGCAAGACGGGACCGGCGATCACATCGACTATGGCAACAACCCCTGTTATCGCGTGATTCTAAAATGACCCCCAACCAACCCAACAAAATGAAAACACTATCACCACAAGAACAAGACGAAATCGAAAGCCTCACCTACATAACGCCACCGGAAGACCAGGGCAACCCTCACAACGCAGGCCAGGCAATATGGGGAGAGCTCGCAGTGCTCCGGCGCTGGGACTGGGACGATAACGGCGGAAGATTAAGCAACACCCGCCACGAATATGAGATTTACAAATGGGACGGCGAGGACGAAGACCCCGATTTTCAAACCCTGACGCTCGGAAAACTGGTTGCAAAATTTATCGTTCCAACAAAATGAAAACCGAAATCAAATTCAAAACCATCGGAACTCGAGCCATCGTCTCAAAGGAAATCACCCCCGCGCAGGCCGCCGAAATCATGCAAAAGAATCCAAACATCACCCAAGTGGACACTCCCTCCGGCTACTACCCAAGGCCATGAGCAAAAAGCCCACCACCCACGGCGGCCCGCGCAAAGGATCGGGCCGCCCCAAAGGCGCGAAGAGCAAAAACGCCAAAGGCCGAACCGCCGTCACGCGCTCCGTCTCCATGCAGCCCGAGAGTTGGGACAAGCTCGACCGCCAGCGCGGCGATCAATCACGCGGGAAGTATATCGAGTCCCGCCTTTGAATTCCTCCCCCTCTGTGTCCTCTGTGCTCTCTGTGGTTAAACCGCTGATTCTTTGACACGCCCGCCGAGGCGTGACCGACCTCGACAAAATCAGCGGCGTTAAAAGCTACCTCCGCCGCACCAAGAACACCGCCGAACTCCAGGCACTCGCCGACGCGGCTTTTCTTTCTGCGTCCGAGGAAGTCGTCATAACCTCCATTTCCGGCGACGGCACCGCCTCGAGCGGACAGGTCAGTTTTCCAAAATGGCTCCTCCTGCAAGCCCTCGAGGAAATCCTCTCCGAAGGCCCGAACGGACGCCAACTTTTCAACATCGCCGACCGCTCCCGCTACGGCACCGCCATTTGACACGCGCCCTCGGGCGTGTCCGCGAAATCAAAAAAATCAAGTTGGGGAGGCAATCGCCCCGGAGCAGGCCGACCCCGCAAGCTCGACGCCAAAGCTGCCGCGTTCGAGGCCGCCCAGCCCTCTTTAAATCGCGGCCTCATATGGGTTCCGACGACCGACCCGAAGCGCGAACTCACGGCGCACAGCCGACTTGAAATCCTCAAAGTTTCGCGCTGGCTCTACAACAACGCCCCCCAAGCCACCTACATTGTCGAACACCTCGCCCAGCGCGCGATCGGCACCGGCATCGTCGTCCAACCCAAAACCTCGAACACCGAGTGGAACAAAAAGGTTGATCAGTATTTTGAAGACCGCAACTGCGCCGAAGCGTGGGCATTCGACGCCGGAGCGCAGGTCAATTTTTATACCGCGCAAAGTCTCATCCTTCGCCAGGTCGCCATCGACGGCGACTTTTTCGCGCAATTCCTCCAGACCAAAGAAGGCGCGGCCCGCGTCCGATTCCTCGGCGGCGAGTCCATCGGCGGTGCCGGATCCTTCGCCACCGATTCGCACGACGGCGTCATCCTCGACCGCTACGGCGCGCCCGTAGCCTACACGCTCAACAGTGAAGACGGCCTCCGCGTCCCAGCCGAAGACATCCTCCACTTCCGCCACATCCGCCGCCAAGGCCAACCCCGCGGCGTCTCGTGGTTTCACTCCGCCGCCGCCAACCTCCGCGACATCTCCGAAATTAACGGATTCGTTAAGGGCGCGTATAAGGCCGGCGCTCAAATCGGATACATGGTCACTAGCACCGAAGTCGCCAAAATCGGCCTCGGCGCTGGCATGAAAACGACCAGCAACGAAGTCGGCGACCTCACGACCAGCGACCTCCCGAACGGCATCCTCCTCCCGCGCCTCAAGCCAGGCGAAAAGCTCGAAGCCTTCAAGAACGACATCCCCGGCCAGACCTACGAAGCCGTCATGCGCGCCCTCCGCTCCGATGTCGCCTTTGCCATCGGTCTCCCGCCCGAGGCCATGATGGTCAATGTCGGCCTCGCTGGCACCGAGCAACGCGCCGTCCTCGAGGTCACACAAAATTTCCTCGAGCGCCTGCAACAGCAGGTCATCGATCAGTTCTGCCGGCCCTTCTACAAGTATTGGCTCTGGCATGAAATGCAGGCCGGTCGCCTCGAATACCCCGGCGATGACTGGTGGCGCCACGAATGGCTCGCCCCGCGCAAGATCACGGTTGATTCCGGCCGCGACGCCCGCGCTTACAGCGAGCAACTCGACAAAGGCCACCTCAGCCCGACCCGCTACTACAACATGCTCGGCCTCCGCGCCACCGAGGAAGAGGACGATGTCATCGACACCTACCTCCGCCGCAAAGCCAAGTGCGACGCCCTCGGCCTCGATGTTTCGCAGGTCTTCCCGAACTCCCTCCGCAACGGCATCGCCGCGCAACAACCCGCCGAGCCGGATGACGACGATCAACCAATTCAACCACCCGCGCAACCATGACCACACCCACATCCACCCCGAAATTTTATGCATTGGAAAAATCCGACAACGGCGAAGCAACGATCCATCTCTATGATGAGGTCGGTGCTTTCGGCTCAGGCTCAAAAGAATTCCTCGCCGACCTCGGCAAGCTCGAAGGCCAGCACATCCACCTCCGCATCAACTCGCCCGGTGGGTCCGTGGTTGAGGGAACGGCCATTTACAACGCCCTTCGCCGCCACAAAGGCGGGCTGACCGTCCACATCGACGCGCTCGCCGCCTCGATGGCCTCGGTCATCGCCATGGCAGGCGCTCCCGTCTACATCGCCGACAACGCCCTGCTCATGATCCACAACCCGTGGACCGTCAGCATGGGAGACAGCGACCAGCTCCGCCGCGAAGCCGCTCTCCTCGACAAACTCAAAGACTCCCTCCGCAACGCGTATGTCCGCAAGACCGGCATGGAGGCTGACCGTATCGCCCAAATGATGGACGAAGAAACCTGGCTCGACGCCGTCGAAGCCGTGGCCCTCGGATTCGCCGATGCCATCGAGGAAGGCGTCGCCGCCGCAGCCACTGCGACCCCCGCCCAACTCCGCGCCCGATTTGACAAGTTCGCGCAGGGCATGACCCAGCAGCCTGAAACCCAAGAGCCCACCGCTCCCGAAGTCCTAGACACCGTCGTCAGCGAATCCGCTCCCGAAGTTGTCGAAACTCCCGCCCCCGAAATCGTCGAAGAGGTGGCAGTCCCTGCCGATTCCGTCGAGCCAACCCCCGAGCCAGAGCAACCCGCTCCCGCCGAACCACAAGCTCGCGCCACCGCAGCCGACGCGATCCTCGCCAAATACAACGAAGTGATCGCCCGTGCCGAAGCCGCCGAAGCTCACGCCAAAGCGATCGAAGCCAAGCTCGACCTCGTAAAAAGCGAACTCGCCACCAAGTGCGAAGACCTCGACCGCCTCGAGCGTTCCCTCGGCCTCTCGCCCGCCCGCGTCGTCCCCGCCGTCGACCAAGTGCAAGACTCCGGATCGATTTACGACCAGTGGAAAAGCGCAACCGGAGCCGACAAGACCCGGATTTTCCGCGCCAACCGCAAAGCCCTCGAAGCCCACTCGAGACTGCACGGCGTTTGACACCCCACCACTCCACGAAACCCAACCTCACCTAACCACCACCCACTAATATGGCCACTACCATCAGCTCCGAACTCAAACTGAATGTCGTCCTCGACAGCGCCCTCATCGCGCTCCGCGAGGCACTTCTCCCGATCAACTCCTTCTCGACCGTGTTCAACTCGGTCCCACTGCAAGGCACCGACAAAATCTCGGTTCCGTTTTTCCCTCTCGCCACTGATGCGACGAGCGACTTCAACGGCACCTACGCTTTCGGTGACACGAACGCGATCAACTCCCGCGAGATCACGGTCAACAAGCGCAAGTATCAAGCGCTGTCCTTCACATCGAGCGAACTCGCCCGCCAGCCCTACTTCAACCCCGAGCAGCTCGGCTTCTTGAAAGGCCGCAAACTCGCCGAGGACATCCTCCGCGACATCCTCTCAATCGTCACCCTCGCCAACTACGGCGCGGCGATCCACACCGGCGCGGCCTCCGCGTTCGACAGCGAGGACATGGTCAACATCAAGACCGCGCTCGACCAAGCCAAATGGTCCAAGTCCAGCCGCGTGATGATCCTCGACAACTCCTATGAAGGCGCGCTCCTCAAGGACGCCGGCATCAAAAACGCCGCCGCAGTCGGCAGCGCCACCGCGATCCAGAACGGACGCCTGCCACAGATCGCTGGATTCGATGTTATCGGAACCAACCTCATCCCCGGCAACAGCCAGAACCTCGTCGGCATGGTCGCACTCCCCGAGTCGATCTTGGTCGCCTTCTCGCCCATCCAGCCATCCCCCGGCGTGCTCAACCACCTCACCAGCTACGAGACCGCCGTCGATCCCGAGACCGGCCTCACCATCGAGTATCGCGCATGGGCTGACCCCGACACCGACACCGAAAAACAAGTCCTCGAGGTCAACTACGGCTACGCCCTCGGCCACGCCGCCGCCCTCAAGCGCATCGTCAGCGCCTAAGCCTGATGCGCCTAGCAATCACGCTCACTCGCACCGGCGACACTTGGAAGGTCGAAAGCCTTCCGAGTGTCCCGCTCGGCGAGCAGCTCGCAGCCTTCAAGGCCAAGCAAGTGGCCGGCGAGTTGACCGCAGACGAGACGCTCGTCGTCTCCCTCGGCGACACGCTCAAGCGCCACATCTGCAAAGCCAAGCCAGCTCCCGCCGTTGAGGTGGAAGCCGAAGAGTCGCCAAAGAAAAAGAAGTAATTCCCGCAAAGCGCCCGCACCGCGCTCCTCGCCCGCAAAAGCCCTCGGCAGTCTCACTCCTGCCGGGGGCTTTTCTTTTTTCCCCTCCGTGTCTCCGCGCCTCCGTGAGAGCAAATCTTTTGACACGCCGCGAGGTTCGTGTCGCCCACCGCTCGCAACGCCCTCGCTCTCCGCTCCGCGCAACTGCGCCAAACCGCCCACGGCACGCCGGTCAAGTTCCGCCAGGCTGAAATCCGCGTCTGCCTCGCCCCCGTTTCTATCGGCCTCGACCTCGAGACCGGCGGCCTCCGCCAAGGCGGTGAGTTTTCGATCCGCTTCCTAGCCGCCGACCTGCAATCGCCACCCCGCCGAGGCGAAGCCGTTTCGTTCAGCGCCAAGACCTATTTCCTCTCGCAGATCAGCGAGACCCACGCCCCCGGCGAATACCTCGCCACCATGTCCCCAGGAGGTGCGGCATGAACATCCCCGTCGAGTCCTCCCTCGCCGCGTGGCTCCGCAGCCAGCCCGCCTTTGACGGCATCCCGTGTCACACCGGCCAATCCGCCGACACGATCCCGCAGGACCAGAGCGTCCTTCTCGCCGGGTGCGAATCCACCGAAGCCGTCGCCCGTGGATTCTACAAAGCGACCGCGAGCATCGTGCTGGTCACTCCCTCCGTCATCGAAGGATCCCTCGAAGCGCACGCCGCGCTCGCCGAATCCCTCCGCGCCTCCCTCCTTTCCGCCGCCGATCTCGCCGACGCCTTCGAGCCCGACCTGACCCTCGCCGGCGCTGACCTCCGCAGCGTGGACGACACGCAGAGCGACGGCCGCTGGGTCACCACCGCCGCTCTGACGCTGGCCTTCACCGCGTCCGGCATTTGACACGCGACTCCCTTCCGAAACCCGCAACCACCAACCCAACTCCACCACCACCATGGCCGCCACACTCTACCGCTCCACTGCAGTCAGCTCCGCCGAATACGGCACGCCCAATGTCACAGGGCTCATCGTCACTAGCTTTTCCGTCAACGAAACCGCCGCACTCTCCGAGGTCAAAGACGACCAAGGCGGAGTTGTCGCCGTGGCGGTCGCTGAGCCAATCCAAGAAATCTCCATCGAAGGAATGCGCACCGGCACCTTCTCCGCTTCGGTCGGCAGCGCGTTGACCATCACCATGCCAGGCTCCGTGGATCTCGGCGCCACCACGATCGTGACTGGCCTGACCTCGAACTTCGCGGCGGAACAATTTGAGACCGTCTCTCTGACCGCCCGCTCCTACCAGACCACGATGACGGCTTCCTAAGCCAACGCCAGCGCCCGGCGCGTGTGATTCACCGCGCCGGGCTCCCTACGACAAATTATGACAAAACCTCTCGCAGTCTTTTCCACCCGCGACCTCAAGCTCGCCACGATTCTTTTGACGCTCGGCTTCGAGCCCGAGAACCCCGCCGCTCCCGCCACGCGCATCCGCCGCGATTCCGGCGACGAGACGACCGTCTTCCACTTCCTCGCCAACCATCCGACCAGCGGCCAGCAGGCCAACCAGGTCATGGAGTGGTTCCGCGATGCCGACATTTTCTTGGAGAAAAACCCCGAGCACCCGGTCGCCTACCTCATCGCCGCCCTCCGCAACCGCGACACGCTCGTCAGCGTCGTCAAAGCCACCCCGCGCCAACTCGTTTTCGAGCGCAACGGCAAGATCGTGAGCATCTCCGAGAACGCCACCGAAGCCGACAAGAAGCGGTTCGCCAAATTTCTATGAAAAAAAACAACGACAAATCCACCACGAACGAAACCCTCGAGACCGACGACGAAGTCCTCCGCGAGCAAGCCATGACCAGCGGCCCGCAAAAACTCTCCCGTTGGGAGCTCCGCCCGACCGCCGCGCTCGAGATCAGCTGGATGCAGCGCAACAAAATCCTCACCACCGACATGGACATCATGTGGCGAGCAAGCGGCTTCGGCTTCATCCACGGAGCGCCCAAGGCCAGCGTCCGCGCCGTCGTGAACGACTTCCCCCGCTTCGCCGCTGCCGTCGATGACTGGATGGAAAAACAATCGCCGAGTGCCCAAGAAATCGCCGACCTCCAAAGCCTCTGCCTCGAGCGGACGAACGAATACTTCGCCAGCTACAGCAGTCAGCCCGGCGCGAAGGATTCGGCGGGAAACTAAACAGCCCCGGCTGGCTCGCGAGCTATGTCTACCGCATCGCCAAGATCACCGGCTGGGGCTTCCGCGAAATCCTCGAAGACCTCCCGTTCGCGGCAGGCCTTCAAATCCTCCACGCCGACGACTTCGCGCACGGGCGCAAACGAGTCTGGGGCCGCAACAACCGAGCGACCGATTTTGACTCACTCGCTGCCATAGAAGCCGCTTTCGAGAACCTGACCTGAGATGCCCAAAATCAAATTAGAAAACCTCAAATTCGAGCAGATCATTAAGGACTACGCCGAGATCCAAGAGAAAACTATTCCCGACGCCGTCCACATGAATGCTCGGCTTCTGTGTGTCGAATTTGCCCGCCGCACTCAGCCATTCGGTAAAGACGACAAAGTAGGCAAAGCAGCCATCGCCCGCGACCTGCTTGGCGGGAAAAAACGATACGGCATCTTTTCTACACTCACGGCTTTCGTAGCCTCAAATTACGAGAGATATAAGACAGGAAATATCCGGCTTTTTGTAAAAAAAGACGGCACCGTCTATGGCACCGACACCGCGCACTTTCTTGATGGCGCTACCGCTGCAACCTTACGCCAAATCCACAAGGGAGCTTTTCAAAACGGCAGGATGTCCAGCGCAGGCAGTGGCACGCGAAACATAGGGCGATGGAGGTTTGTGGATAAATACTTCGTCCCAGACACCACGCTTTCGGACTATGTGAAATCCCAACAAGCCAAGTCAGGCTTAGCCAAATCCGGTTGGGCAGCTTGCGCCAAGCAGCTCAAAAAAGTCGGCTCTGGATCAATGACTCGAGATATTCCCGGATGGGTCACGCGGCATCTTGGAGATTACAATTTCGGCACGGTCGAAGACCGCACGGGCAACATCTTTTCTCCCACCGTCGTCCTCACGAACACCTGCCGATATGCCGACAAGGTTTTGCGTGAAACCGAAAAGCTCCAAGGGCTCTCGATCGTCGCAGGCAAAATGAAAAAGCAAATGGAGCGGATCTTGAAACATAGAAAACTCAAACTCCAGGAGGCCGCGTAAGCCATGGCCGATGTCAGCGTAGAATTTGGAGCCAAGGATGTCGGGCTCGAAAAGACCCTCAAGACCATCCAAGACCAGATGGTTTCGCTCCAAGGCGAGGTCGATAGCGGCACCCTGTCCTTTCAAGAAATCTCGCAAAAGATGCGGGAGATCAAAACAGCCGAAGGCATTTTCGCAAAGCTCGGCGGCGAAGTCAGCGAAGCGGCAAAGAGCTTCAAAGAACTTGAAGACCAAACTCGCCGCGCCGAGGCCGTCACGAAATCTAATCGGACCGCGATTGAGGTTTACAGCGAAACGGTGGACGAACTGCAAAAGCTCCTCGATGCCGGGGCGATCTCTCAAAAAACCTACGCCTCCGCCATCGATAAAGCCGAGGCCGCACTCAAAGCCGCGACCCCGCAAACGGAAGAAGCCAAGCGCGCCAACGAAGAACTCGAAGCCTCCCTTAAAAAAGCCGAGCAGGAAACAAAGGCACTATCGGAAGAACAGAAAAAAGCCGAGGCCATCACAAAAGCCAACCGCTCCGCGACGGAAATCTACAATCAAGAAGTCGAAGAACTCCAAAAGCATCTTTCCGAAGGCCGAATCTCGATGGAAACCTTCGAGAAGGCTGTAGGCAAAGCCGACGCCAAGCTCGCTGCCGCATCCCCGCAAGTCGAAGAGATCGGCAAGGACATCCAAGACGCCGGGAACAAGAGCGAGAAAATGGGCGAGCAGAGCGGCATGGGATTTGGAAAGTTTGTTGCTGGCGTCGGCCTTGGGCAAGTCGCCGCCAAAGCCTTCACCGCCGTCCTCGATTCCGCCTTCGCCGCCGTGCGTGGCACGATCCAAGGCTTCACTGACGCCCTCGACCTCGGCGGCCGCCTATCCGACCTCTCCGCCAGCACCGGCGAGACCGCAGGCAAGCTCCTCGTGCTCGAGCGCGCCTTCGACAATTCCGGCATCGGCGCGGAGAAAGTCGGCAGCTCGATCGCCAAGATGCAGAAAAACATCGAGGACGCCCGCGACGGCTCCGGCACCGCCGCGAATGCCTTCGCAGCCATGGGCGTTTCCGTGGACGAACTCGAAGGCAAGCTCCCCACCGAGCAATTCAAAATCCTTTCCTCTGGCATCCAATCGATCGACGACCCCACCCAGCGCGCCGCCGCCGCCATGGGAGTCTTTGGCAAATCCGGTGCCGAACTCCTGCCCCTCCTCACCAATCTCGAAGGCGAGCTCGGCGAAGCCCGCGACACCGTCGGCTCCATGGCCGAGATCATGGACCGCCGCAACGCCACCTTCGACGCCGTAGGCGACCGCTTCAAAACCATCGGCGAAAAGGTCCGAGACTTCGCCGCAGGTATCCTCGACAAAGCCCTCCCCGCCATCGACGCCATCACTTCGGCACTCTCCCGCATCGACGCCGCCAAGATCGGCCAAGACCTCGCCAATTCCTTCCTCGGCGGTCAGCAAGCCATGAAAGGCTTTCAGTCCGCCGTGGATGCCATCTCGGTCGGCGAAATCAGCCTCGCCTTCAAAGCCTTCTTCGAGTCCGCAAAGCTCCAGGTCATGCAGACCGGCAACTCGATTATCAACATTTTCTCTGCCGCCTTTGATACCGTCGCCGAAATCATCGCCAATGTTTTCCGCTCTGATGGCCCCACGCTCATGGTCATCAAGTCGGCTTTCGATTTCGTCGCCGGATATGTAAAAGAAAAAGTCGCCGGGTCTCTCGCCGACACTTTTGCAGGCATGGGGCCAATGTTTTCCGGCATGGCCGAGAGCCTAAAACAGAGCGCCGAGGCCGGAGCCACCTCCGCCGAACTCGCACTCCAACGCATCCCCATCGCCGCCGAACTCGCCGCCGAAGACATCGGCACCAATCTCGCGGGGAGCGTGGATCGTTTTAAAGAAAACCTCTCCGAAGCAAACACCGAGTTTTTCAATACCGGAGAGCAGGCTCAAAAAGTCGCCGACATCGAGGCCGAAATCGCCACGCGAGTTGCCGCCACCAACGATCAGCGCGCTGCCACCACCGCTCAAACCGAAGCCGAACTCGCCAAGCGCCAAGAACTCCGCGCCGCTGCCGAAGCCGCTGCTGCCACCGAGCAAGCCAACGCCGTCGCCCTGGTCGAACTCGAGACCGCCATCAACGCAGCCAAAGCAGGCGGCAACGAAGAGTTGCTCAAATCCTTAGAGAGCGAAAAGAAGCGCCTCGAAGGCCAGCAGGAAATCGCCAAGCTCACCGAGGAATACAAGACCAAGCTCGGCGTGAATGCCGACGAAGCCGCCCGCCTCGCCACCAATTTCGTCAACGCCAAAGACGCCGCCGCCGGGGTTGCAGTGAACCCCACCACCGTCACCGAGGCCAAGAAGGAAGCCGCCGAAGCCGCCACCGCCGCGAAATCCTTCGCAACCTGGCTTGATTACATCCAAGGCGTGGACCCCTCCGCGCCCGTGAAGAGCCTCAAAGAGCAGACCGCCGATGCCCGCAGAGAAATCACCGCTTTCGGCGAATACATCGGCACGGATCTCAAAAATAAATCCTTCCCCGATATCGCCCGCGAGCTTGGCATCAAGAACCTCGGAGACACCGGCACCGAGCAGATGAACCAAATTCTCGCCCACATTGCCAGCAAGCGCGGCGAACTCACCGGCATCCAGCCGATCGATGAGCAAGGCGGCAAGAACTCCCTGCAAAACATCCAAGCCGAAATCACCAAGCTCGGCACCACCCAGCAACCCCTCAACCTCGACGCCTCCGCCTCCATCGAGTCGATCAAATCCAAGCTCAAAGAAAACATCGATTTGGCCATCACCACTGGCGAAGGCAGCAAAATCCTCGGCGAGATCAAAACCTTCGTCAGTGAGATCAAAACCCTCGTCGGCAAAATCGAACCACGTCTGCCGGTCGCAGCGCTTACCGCCTAACCATGACACTCTACGGCACATTCCCTGTCCTCGTTCCCGGTTCTACGGAATCCCAGTCGGTCTATGGGCTAAAAAAAACCCACGGCACGATTTTGTTCAAGCCTGGGCAGGAGGGCAAAGCGCTCGCTTTGGCCGAAGAAAGCGGATCGGTTTTCCCTGACCCGCAAATTCGCACGACGGACATGGGCCTGCTGGAAATGAGCTTCGATGCCTACACCGACACGGGGGCCGCATCAGGCGTTTTTGGCACGGAGGTGCTGAATCTGTCGAAATCATTCAGTGTTAGTATCGAACAAGAAAGTTTACCGACTAGAGACTTTAACTGGACAATTACAGAAACCTGGTTCGCGGATTCTTTTACAGAACGCAAAGTTTTATCGGCCTCGCTCGTCAGTGTTAATTTAATGGTATCGCAAAACTCACTCAGCAAGCGAATGCTCAAGCGCGTCATTACTGGCAATAAGCCAAGCGAAATTTCAACGGTGTCTTCCCTCTCGATTACCTGGACATCGCAAGTCTCCAGCGTGACGCGGCGCAATTTCGGCATCTTTGATGAGGTGGATATCGTGAGTTCTCTCAGCGCAACGATAGCATGACGAAGCCACCGGTCAGCTTTGCAGGAAAAGCCGGCGCCTCGAAGAGTGGGGCCGGAGGCTACCCTATCCAGATTTCTGCAAATGATCTTGATGCAAACTTCACCTACGCCACGCTCGAGGTTTCCGACACCTCGCCACAAGGAAATCAACAGCCGTTTTCGGTTGATGAAATAACTGGGCCGGGTGGGCACACTCAACGCCGCCTCATTTTCCAGCCCGCCGCGCCGTCGAAGGATGCGGTCTTTGCGGTTCTCGGCGGCGCGCTGACATGGCTGCAAGTCCCTGACTCGGGAACCCATGTCCTCGGCGCGGTGGGTGGCGCGCTGGCTTGGATCTCAACGGAGGAATGCTAGAACAAGTCTTAAGTCTTAAGTTTGTAAGTTTTAAGACTGACCACCGAGACAATCACGCAAACCGCCACTTAAAACTTAATTCTTAAAACTTAAAACTCTCTGCCATGACCCTCGGCCGCACATCCACAGGAGCCATCAAGGTCAAAACCGACACCGAAGGCGGCGGCCTCCGCGCCGTCGAGTGCGCGTGTTGCGGGGGTGGGGGTGGGTGCGTAGCGCCGTCCCCCGCCTTGCAGGGCATTTTATTAAATTGGAATACATTACAAATTGATTACACTTGGCCAGCTTTTCAAGATTGGCTTCCACAAAGAAGCGGAACATTTAACATAACCAACGGGTCTTGCCCTGATCCTGAGACGGGGGAGAGCGGTGTTGTGTTTACTCCAAATTGTGGAGAATCTGAATATGATTCATCAGTAACAAATTCATCTGGATTTTTAGTTGAATACACAATGTTTGCAGATGTTTATATTACTGATGAAGGCTTTATTTATTTCGAAATTATGGACGGATATATCGGTGGGCAAATATGGATGCGGTGCGGTGTTACCGAATACGCAGAAACAAGCGTTTCAATAAATGGTCGCGTTTATCCCGCTGATTGGGTTTCTTTCGAAGAAGAAAAAGCAATAGTTACTCTGACCTTCTCTTGAATTTCCCACAGCACATCATTGCATTTCGCGAAAATGCTTTTGCCAAATTCGGCCAAGCCGCGCATCGCTTCGCCCGCAGCGGCTTCACCACCACCCCACCCGAAGCCCTTGCCACCCGAGAAGAAACATGCAAAGCCTGCCCCGAGTGGGACGCCGCCGCGCTGAACGCCACCGGCCGTTGCCGCAAGTGTGGCTGTAGCACTTGGGCGAAATTGCGCATGGCCACCGAGCGCTGCCCGCTCGGCAAGTGGGAGGCCTTTGACACCAGCCCAACACAGTAGCCATGCGCATCTACATCGACATCGACACGCGGCGGATTCTCACCACTGCCACCCGCCCTGCCACCCGTCTGGAATTCAAACGGCGAGACAACGACGCTTTCGAGGTGCAGTTCCTGCGCGCCGGGGCCGTCCAGTCGCTGCCCGTCGGCACGATCGCCCGCGTGGGCGTGAAGGCCTCGGCGGATTTCGCCGGGGAGTTTCTTGCCACCGACACGCTCTCAGTCACTGGCACAGGCGCGGACACCGTTTACCGTGGAGCATTTAACCTCAACACCACGGCACTCGAGGCCCTTTTCCCTACAGAACCGGCCAGCATCACCGCCATGCTCGAGGTGCAATGGATGAGTGGCACCTCCGTCGGATCCTCGCTAACGCTCCCGATCACGATCTTCAACGATGTCATTCGCGGCGACGAAGGCGCGCCAGCCGACTTGCCGCTCTTTTACACCAGCGAGACATCCAATTTCCTCGCCACCCAGGCCGAAGCCGAAGCCGGGTCTGACAATACAAAGTGGATGTCGCCCTTGCGCGTGGCCCAAGCCATCGAAGAGCTCGGCGGCGGCGGAGGCGTCTCGTCATGGAATGACCTGACCGACAAGCCCTCCACATTCCCGCCATCGACTCACACGCACCCGCTCTCAGCCCTCACGCAATCGAGCGCCACGAGCGGCCAAGTCGTCACATGGAACGGCACCGCGTGGGTGCCGCAGACGCCAAGCGGCGGCGGCGTCACCAGCTACGAAGACCTCACCGATATCCCCAGCACCTTCCCGCCGTCTACCCACACCCACGCCGCCGCCGACATCACCAGCGGCACGCTCGCCCTCGCCCGCATCCCGACCGGCACAACATCCAGCACGGTGGCACTTGGAGACCACACGCACACTTTTGGGACGACTGCCGGGACCTTCTGCCAAGGCAACGACTCGCGGCTTTTGACTATTACGGGGGGCATCACCGCCATCGCCGTCGTCGCCACCATGCCAGCTTCGCCCAGCGCCACGACGCTCTATATTGTCACAGCATGAGCGTGACGCTTAAGCAAGTCGGGTGGAGCCGACTCGGGGCAATCTCAGCCTCGGATTTTGAACAGTTTAATAGTTTGCGGGTTTCGTCCTTCGGGGATCTTGCATATTCTACACCAAATATATATAAGAGATGGACTTTTAGTCAGCCGACCTTTACCTCGCAATTACAGCAAACGGTAAACTCTTCTGGCGCAACTTTTGTAAAATGCCTAGAAATAGGGTCTAGTAATTACGCTTACCGGATACATGCTGGCATTTACATAAGTGTCTCAGGTCAACTCTATACATTCACCGCATCGACCAATAACGATCTTGTTTACGGGTTCGATGCGACTAGCGACAGGTATCTTGCTTATTCTGCACATGCGCAGGGGCAAACATCTCAGGCCGTTTCATACAATTATAAATATATAAAATGGGGGCAGATAAGCAGCGGAAGTCCAACTCAATTTATTTCTTCAAAAACATATAACAATTTCAATATAGATTTTGCGGGCGATTGTTCTTTGTCCAGAAACGGATTGTATTGCGTTGTATTTGGAAGCTTTAATTCTCAAAAGACGATTGCCGTTTTTCAAGGCGTCTCAGGGTCGGGAGCTGTCCGAGTTGGCGCAAACATCACTCTGCCAGACTCGACACTTTATTCGGTTAAAATAAACAACTCTGGAACGCGAGTTGTGGCGATGGGTTTAAATACAATCCGAACCTACGATTTAATCTCTGGAGCATGGACTCAAGTCGGCAGCACTATCAATTTTCTCCAGCCCCAAACCCAATCTGAAATATCGTTATCTGCGGACGGGACAATTCTCATTCACCGCAATTCGTTTTATGTGGACACATTTTCATGGGGCGAAAAGTGGGAAAAATTAAACAGGATTGAGATTCCGCCCCCCTCTGGCTTTACCGGTTATTTTGGGGAAGAAGGTGATATTTCGGCGGGGGCTGAATACCTCGCTTTTGATATTTGGCCGACACCTAGCTCAAAAGCTGTAGAAGTTTACAAAAGCACGATTTCAGAAGTTACCTATTACGCCCCTGAAATTATTGCGGGTCAAAATTTCAGTCTAACTGCAAACGCAAATTTCAGCGGAACACCTTCTGTTTTGGCAGATGGCTTGAATCGACAAATCACAGCATGGTCAGCCAGCGGTCTGCCGGAGGGGTTAAGCATAAATGCCTCAACAGGTCTCATCTCCGGGCTAGCCACCACCGAGGGACCCTTCACCGTCACGATCACAGCCAGCGGGCCAGGGGGGACTTCAACGGAAACAATTTCTTTGTTGGTAAGCTCTGCCTTTAACTACGGCGCTCCCCGTGTTGCCGCCGTCTACGCAGGCTATACCGAAGCCAAGGCGGTCTATTACGGCCCGCAACTGCTTTGGAATGTGCCAGGCTGACGAATTCCTCCCCCGTCCGGCGATGGGAAGACCGAAGTGGAAATGGGTTCCACGCGACTGGGGGCAGCTCGACCTCGCCAACCTTGGCGACTGCACAGGTCAATAGCCTTGCCGCACTCTCCTTTTCCGGCAGCGTTTTTTGGACCTAGTCGCTCCGTGTCCTCTGTGTCCTCTGTGGTCAACCCCTCCGAGCCGCTTCAGTAAAGACTCGGAGAGTCGCTCGATTTGACACCCGCCGCTGGGTCAGCGGCATGAAACTCTTCCTCGATTCAAAAAACCGGCGATTCGTTAAGTCCGCCGCGAGCAATGTCGCATTGCAGACGCTCGTCCTAAAACGCCGCGACCAAGTCCCCATCGAGGTCGTCTTTGTCGAAAACGGCGTGGCCGTCGATCCCCCCGCAGGCACCCAGACCACCATCGCCCTCAAGTCCTCCTTCTCCGACTCTAACTTTCTCGCTTTGGCGGCCCCCGGCCAAACCATCCTTGATCTCAACACCGTCCCGGTCGAGGCCGCCTTCTCCTCCGATCCTGCCAGCATCAGCGCCTTCCTCGAGATCCGCTGGACCGCACCGAGCCAGGCATTGCGCACCGCCACGCTCCAAGTCGAAGTTCAAAACTCCGTCATCCTCGGCGACGAAGCCACCCCCGCCGCGCTCCCCGACGGCAAGGCGACCCAAGCCGAAGCCACCGCAGGCACCGATAACGCGAAATGGATGACCCCGCTCCGAACGGCCCAAGCCATCGCGCAGCTCGCCCCGCCGCCGACCTGGGACAGCGTCCTCAACAAGCCTGCCACCTTCCCGCCGAGCAGCCACACGCACACCGCATCGCAGATCACCGACTTTGCAAGCGCCGTCGTCGCCGTCTCCCCGCCCGTCGATTGGTCCAGCCTGACCGGCAAGCCAACGACCTTCACTCCTTCCGCGCACACCCACCTCAAGAGCGAGATCACCGGCCTGCCTGCCGACCTCGCCGACCTTGCCAGCGCAGACACAGCCCTCGGCCAGAGAATCGACTACCTCGCCGCGAACCTTGATCCTGCCGCGCTGGATTCCATCGCCGAAGCCGCCGCCAGCATCGGGAGCCTGCAAACCCAGATAGACGGCAAAGCCACCTCCGCACAGGGCGCTCTCGCCGACACCGCCCTCCAACCCGAGCCAGTAGACTACCAAGGAGCCTACAACAACGGCGCGGACTATTTCCCCGGCCAAGTCGTCAGCCACAACGGCGAACTCTACATCCGCATCGGAGAGCCGAACCCCGGATATCCACCGCCCGGCAGCTACTGGGCCGCCTTCGATCCCTCCGCCTCCCCCGCATTCAAGCTCTGGGTCGATCTTTCAAAAGCCGACACGGTCCACACCCACGCCGCCACCGAGATCACTGGCCTTTCGTCCTACATCATCGCCTCGGCCCCCGGCCTCTCGATCAACACCACCGTCCGCATCGGCAACGGCGTTGCCACCACCTTCTTGATCGACGGCCTCGTCAGCTCCGACCCCGAGCATGTCCTCGTCGCCCTCAACGGCGTCACGCAAACCCCCGGCACCGACTACCTCGTTTCGGAAGCCACCGGCACGATCACCTTCGACACCGCCCCGAGCGCCGGAATGCAAATCTCCTGCACCGCCCTAGGCCTCCGCACCGTCCAGCCGCCAATCGATCCGACGCTTTACCTCTACGCCTTCGACATCAGCGCGGACGGCCTCACGACCTACAGCGGTCGCCTCCTCAATGCCGACCGCCCAGCCGCGCCAGCACTCCCCGAGACCGCCACAAGCTGGACCGTCAAGCGATCCACCCTCAACGCCGCCGGCCAAATCCTCGCCACCGCCTCCGCCACCGGATCGTGGGCTAACCGGGAGACCCTTGCATTCGCATGACAACAATCACCGAAAGCAACCTCACGCAGACGCTCGACCTCTCCTCGTTCGAACTCACCCTCCCGCCGAGCGTCGTCGAATACCCGAGCCGCTCGAGCTTTCCGAGCATCGGAAAAACCGACCGCCTCTACATGGCCCTTGACGAGGGAATGCCCTACCGATGGTCGCCCTCCGCGAGCGCCTACGCCCTCATGATCCCCGTCATCGACGCCGGCACTTTTTGACAATCACCCCACCACGAACAGCCCAAACAACAACCACCACCACCTAATCAGCCATGGCAAATCCAATCCTTAAAATCAAACGCGGTTCAGGCGCTCCGATCAGTCTTCAGACTGGCGAGTTGGCAATGGACCTTCAAAATTCCTCACTTTTTGTAGGAACAGCAAACGGCCCAGTCGCAATCGGCGGCAGCCACACATTCGCAACAAAGACCTTCGTCAACGACGCGGTCCAAGCCGAAGCCGACCTGCGCAGCGCAGCGGATTCGACTCTCACCTCGAACCTCAACGCCGAAATCTCCCGCGCCCAAGGTGCCGAAAGCGACCTCGCTGACGACATCTCCGCTGAGGAGACAGCGCGCATCGCGGCAGTTTCCGCCGAGCAATCCGCTCGCGAAGCAGCCGACCTCGTTCTCGACGGCAAGATCACCACGGAAAAAGGCCGCATCGACGCGATCCTCTCAGCATCAAGCGCCGACAAGGACAGCTTCGCGGAAATCGTCACCCTGATCAATTCGGTCGATCTGACCAACGACAACGCCCTGGCAGCCGCCATCCTCGCGATCAACGACGACATCGCCGCTGAAGAGACCGCACGCATCGCTGGCGACTCCGGTCTTCAGACCTCGATCAATGGCGTCTCGAGCGACCTCAGCGCGCTGACGACACGAGTCACCGCAGCGGAAGCAGATATCGTTTCCGAGGAATCCGCTCGCATCGCCGCAGTCTCAGCCGAAGCCGCTTCCCGCGCATCGGATGTGTCCGGCCTCGAGTCCGACATCGCCGCAGTCCAGAGCAATCTGGATTCGGAAAGCTCGACTCGTTCGACAGCCGATACCTCGTTGTCCAACAGAATCACCACCCTCGAAAACGCCAGCGCGGACAGCCGCCTGGACGCAGTCGAGGCCGATGTGGCCGACCACGAGACCCGCATCACTGCCCTCGAGACCACGATCGACGGCGGCAGCTACTAGTAACTAACCCAACCCCGGCGGGGCGCTCAAATAGCGCTCCGCCACGCGGGGGGTCTAACTCCGCGAAATCAAAACCCGCCACATGGCAAACACACAAATCGTTCCCAAACTCTCGACGGTCGCGGGCAAAATCCCAACCGCCGACCAGCTCGCCCCCGGCGCGATCTCGGTCAATCACACCGACCGCCGAATCTACGCCAAGCACCCCTCCACCGGCGAAGTCTACAAATTGGCCGGCACAAAAGACGCCCCCGACCGCGTGTGGGCATTCGATCTCTCCTCCGACGGCACCACCACCTTCCTCGGCTTTCTCCTTTACTCGGACTTCCCCAACACCGGCAGCGTCTACGACAGCGCCGCCTGGGAAATCTCCCGCACCATCTTCAACGCCTCCGGCACCACCAGCACCGAAAGCTCCGCCACCGGCGCGTGGTCGAACAAAACCAACCTCCAATTTTCTTAAACCTCAAATCCAACACCATGACAGCATCCACTCCACTCCAAATCGACTCAAAATCCTACGACCGTTATTCTCTCCAACTGGCGATCACTGGATTTTACAAACCCGAAACTGGACAACCAGACGCGAATGTAGCCATGTCCCTCATCCCGACCCGAATCGAAGATGGTGTGGTCGAGCAGGCAGGCATGGAACACCGCAAAGCCGTGGTCCTCGGATCGCTCTCCCAAGCCTCCGCTGAAGAGCAAACCGCCATCGGCGCGATCCAAGCCGCCCTTCAATCCTACCTCGTCGCGAAAGGACTCTAAGCCATGCCTACATACTACGCCCGCAAGGCAGGAAACATCAACGCCACCGATGTCTGGGCGACCGCGCCCGGCGGCACGGCATCGGCTGTCACATTCGCCGCAGGCGATGTCCTGGTCTCAAACTCATTTGCCATCGCGATCAATGTCGATACTAACCTCGGAGGCTCCGGCCAACTGCGTAACGACACTTTCGGTGGTGCCACAGCAGGCGGCACATTTACCCTCGCCGCTGGCTTGACTCTGACCGCCAACATTTTGCAAAATAATGTATCCGGCGTGGCGAACGTTGTCAACTGCGCATTTAGCGCACCGCTTTCCGCCTCGATTGTCGGCAATGTGACCTCGGTTAATACGAGTGGCGGCAGCCGCCCGGTAAACCTGACGGGAAATGGCACGCTGAATTTTACCGGCAACGCAACGGGGGATATGAAATCTTCAAGCTTAGGCGGTGCGATTGGCAATGTATGGGGTGGAACAATCAATTTTGTCGGCACGGCTACTGGCGGCGGCGGAGCTGGAGGCAATGCACTTGAAAATTTCAGCGCCGGCACGATCAACATCACGGGCAACTGCCTCGGAGCAGTCGGTCCCGCTGTAGGAAACGCTTCCACCGGCACGATCAACATTACCGGGAATGCAACCGGCGGAAGTGCATCAGGTGGCAGTGGCGTAAATAATGCTGCTGGGGGAGTTATTGCCATTACCGGCAATGCAACCGGCGGTGTCTCTGGTCCTGGCGTCACAAACGCGTCCAGCGGGTCTGTCACCGCCACCCGCGCCGTCGGGAATGCCTTTGGCTTAGGCTCGGTCGGTCTCACTGCGGCAACCGGCATTGCCAATAGTGGGAATGCAGGAGTAGTCGAGGTCCGCGAGTTAGAATATGGCCTGCGCGGGATGTCACCCGTCACCGGATTCGTCCGCCTCAAAAGGAACTCGCTGAATCAAGCGATTTTTAACTGGGTCGATTCCGGCGCTGCAAAAATACTTGTGGACGCAACGCAAGGCGAAATGCCAGCGGTCGGCAATGTCCGCCTCGGCGTGAGCTACGCGAGCGGCGCGTTGACCGGCGCCTGCGCCGTTCCAAGCCCTGCAACCGTGGCAACGGGAGTCCCCGTCGATAATACCGTCGGCACTGCGGCGCTAAGTGCGTCGGATGTTGCAAATGCCGTTTGGGCTGCTGCAACGCGCACCATCACCGGCGGATTGGTCGATACCGCGACAACCCTTACCAATGCGCCGACCGTGCCGACGCCGAGCCAAATCGCCAGCCAGGTGAGAACGGAGCTATCCACCGAGCTTTCGCGCTTGGATGTCGCCACCAGCACCCGCGCCGTGGCCGCTGACATCCCGACCTCGGACATCTCGGCCATCAAGAGCAAGACCGATGCGTTGCCGAGCGACCCCGCCGACCAAAGCCTCGTTGAAGCTGCCATCTTTGGTCTCACGATCCCCAGCGTCGTCCAAATCCGTGAGGAAATGGATTCCAACTCGACCAAGCTCGCCAACCTCGACGCCACGATCTCCAGCCGCTCAACCCTCACGACCGGCGACCTGCCGAGCGTGCCTAGTGCCGCCTCTGTGGCCTCCGCCGTTCGCACCGAACTGACCGAGCTTTCTAATCTGGATGCCTCGGTTTCTAGCCGACTGGCCTCGGCAGCCTACACAGCCCCGACCAGCGCCCCGACAGCCGCCGCTGTGGCTTCAGCCGTTCGCGCCGAGCTGACCGAACTCAGCAATCTCGACGCCTCCGTTTCAAGCCGACTGGCCTCGGCCTCTTACACCGCGCCAGCCAACTCGGACATCTCTGCGATCAAAAGCAAAACCGACAACCTCCCGGCCTCGCCCGCAGCGGTCTCCGACATCCCCACCACCGCGCAGATCAGCGCCGCCGTGGAAGGCTCGCTCCTCAACGAAGGCGACGGCCAAGCCGTGCTCAACGCAATCGTGGGAGCGATCGGCAACCAGAACCTCTCGGAAGTTTCGCTTGTCGCAGCCATCCGCAGCGACCTCGAGCGCGTCGGCGGAAAAATCGACAGCATCCCGACATCCTCGGCGCCATCAGCCTCAACAGTGGCCGGAGCTGTGCGAACTGAACTCGCAACAGAACTCGGGCGTCTGGATGCCTCGGTGTCTTCGAGACTCTCGCCATCCGGCACGCTTGCCACGGTGACAAACCTCACGAACGCGCCGGCATCAGTCACTCCCGCCGACATCTGGGACTACAATGCCCGCACGCTCACCAGCGCCAGCGGCCCGACCGCCATCGAGATTCGCCAAGAACTCGATAGCAACTCGACCCAGCTTTCGGCGATCAAATCGAAGACCGATGCGCTGCCGAGCGATCCCGCAGACCAAAGCCTTCTCGAGGCCGCCATCGCCGGGGTCGCAGCGCCCTCAGCGGCCACCGTGGCATCAGCCGTGCGTTCCGAGTTAAGCACCGAACTCACGAAAGTTTCGGCCTTGAACACCGAGCGCCTCGCCAATGTGGCTACCACGGCCATCGTCGGAAATCTCATCGCCCAGGCTAACAGCTAATGTCTACCGAAACCGTCCGCAATCGCCCCGGCGTGCGCCTCTCCATCGGGGAGGCCATCGCCGCGCTGGCGCTCGTCGCCACGATATTTTCGATCAGCCAGGCTTGGTGGATTCTCCCCGAAAAAGTCACCCGCGTGGAGATCGAAAACGAAAAGCAGGAAGCCCGCTTGCAAAAAATCGAAGCCGTCGCCGCCGACCGAGCCGAGACATTGGCCCGCATTGACGAGAGAACCAAACGCATCGAGCAAATCCTCGCCAACCGCCAGTGAGCGGCCTTTGACACCCCGCCGCGAAGCATGAAAGCAATCTTTTACATTCTCGACAGAGCCTCCGAATCGTCTTCCTGGAGGGGTGCGATTTTACTGGCCACTGCTCTGGGCCTGCGTCTGGAACCCGAGCTCCAGAACCAAATCGTGGCGGCGGGGCTCGGCCTCACGGGATTGATCAATCTGCTGCGAAAAGAAAAATGACCCCCAAGCAAGTCGCCGCCGTGTTGATGATCCTCGGCTGGCTCTTCCTCGCAATGGCCTTCCTGACCTCGTGCGTGGCCGTCCCGATGCCTCCATTCGGCGACCGGATCGGCGAGGCTGGCACGCTCCACATCCGCGCCACCGTGCGCTTTGAGCCACGCCTCAGCGAAGGCGAAGCCGCGAACCGCGACCTCTGGAACGCCCTCGGCGAGTTCCAAAAAACCATGCCCGCCCTGAAGGACAAATGATTTCGCTCCTCGCCCGCTTCTTCATGTTGCCACGCCCGGCGCAATCCCCCGCGCCCGCGCCTGAGCCGAAGCCCGCGAAGCCCGCCAAAACCTCCCCGGCCAAAACCTCCGGCACCCTCAAGCCCGAGCCGAAGTTTTACCAGCAGACGAACAAGCGCACCCCAAACATCAGCGCGGGCCGCGTCATCAAGCCCACCCATGTGATCTTGCACCACACGAGCGGAGCCTACGCGGGCAGCGTCTCATGGTGCTGTGACCCCGTGAGCAAAGTCTCGTATCACTGCATAATCGCCCGCAACGGAAAACGCACGACTCTCGCCCTCCCCACCCAGCGAACCTGGCACGCCGGAGTCTCCTCGTGGCAAGGTCGCAAAGACGCCAACTCATTCAGCGTCGGCATGGCCTGGGAAGGAGACACCTATCAAACTCCGCTCAGCGAAGACGCCCTCCTCAGCGCCGTGGAATACTTGTTGCCCATCCTCCGCGAACACCACATCCCCCTCGCAAACATCCTGCGCCACGCCGACATCGCCCCCGGCCGCAAAGACGACTGCTCCCCCGCCGCCCACGCCGCCCTCCTCGCGGCTCTAAATAAAGTCCTTTAGGGCAACAACGGGCAACACTCCCGCAAGTCATTGAAAAACAAACCCGAGAAAGCGACTTAAAATCCGTTTTCGCGAAAGCGGAGTGCGGGTTCGAGTCCCGCCGCCGGCAGAGCGACTTGTGACGATTTGGGCTAGGTTTTATGCGGGTTGGCGGGTGGTTGGCTTTCAGAAACAACGGGAGGGATGTGGAGGCTAGTGGAAGAAAATAGTTGCGATTTCGGGCAACACGGGCAACAAGTGGGCAACAGACCATGAGCGCCTATCTTGTCACTCCCTACCCGCAGCGCCCTTCGACGCCTTGGAAGTTGACGATTCCACAGAAAATTTTTGGCAAAAGGATCCGCCGGTTTTACCGCACCGAGGCGGAGGCTTGGGCGGCGGGGCCGGGGCTTTTGGAGAAACTTCAGAAGGGTGGGACGGATTCGCTCTTGGAGCAGTCGGCTTCGGGGATGTCGATGAAGTCGGCGGTGCGGGATTACATAGCGAGCAAGGTGGGGGCTTCGGAGCGGCATCGTGAGAAACTGGAAAAAATATGCGGGGAGCTTTTGGTTGCGTTCCCTGGCGCGGTGGCGGCGGTGTCGCCGATGCAGGCGGCTCGGGTCTTTGGAAAGATTAAGGGCGCGCCGACCACGCGGGCGGGGTGGCATCGTTACGCCTCCGGGTTCTTTCGGTGGTGCGTCGACATGGAGCTTCTAGACCGAAATCCATTCCGCCGCGTCGTGGCGCCGGAGGCTGAGAGTAAACGGTCCCTGATCTCGGCGAAGGAACTGCGGTCGATTCTGGATGCGGAGATGTCGGATGCTTTGCGCGCTTGGTTTCTTCTCGGTGCCTTTGCGGGCCTGCGGTCCATCGAGGTCCATCGAATGCGGTGGGAGGATGTCGATCCCAAGACCGGCCAGATTGAGGTTCGGCGGGAGGTTTCTAAACAGAGCTCGGGCCTGCCGGAGCGGATCGTGGATTTCACGGAGCCGCTGGCGAGGCGGAAGGAATTTTTCAAAGGAAAATCGGGGCTGATCGTGCCGGCGAAATCGCTCCGGCTTTATCGGGAGAGGGAGGCTTTGATCGAGCGGCTGAACAACGAGGGCGTGGTGCCGTGGGCCATGCTGCCGGAAAATGCCCTCCGCCACTCCTTCGCTACCTACCACCTCGGACGGTGCCAGGATGCTGGCAAAACAGCGCATCAGATGGGGCATTCTTCGACGGCGCTGGTGCTCAAGACCTACGCGGTGCCTTCGCGTAAGGCGGACTGGCGGGCTTGGTGGAGGGTTTAGGGCTACGCAAGGGTCGCGTAAAGAGATACTACTCCGTCTTTTTGGGGGGGGCGGGGCGG